AGCAGTACTTTTGTTACTGCCGTCATTTCCGGTACCGCCCTTAGCTATGGGCAAGATGCCGTTTATGCTGGCCGCGTTACCGGCGATATCACCACTGACTTGACTTCCCGGTAAGGAGAGGGAAGACAATGTGGTAAGGGTAGCATTGCTGGTGGCAGTAATATTGGTTGCGTTACCAGCTAGCGTGGCTGTAATGATACCAGCGGAGAAGTTACCACTCCCGTCCCGACTTACAATGCTGCTCGGTGTGTTGACGTCGGTCGCTGTCGTAGCGGAATTGCTGACTTTACCTGCTGTCGAGATGGTAGCTAGTTTAGTATCAACGATGGCGGCATTAAGGGCGACATCCGCATTAACGATAGCGCCGGTTAATAGCAATGAGGAGTAACTAATGTTACTTAGCGTGTTACTGCTACCAGAAATAGTTTTATTGGTAAGGACTTGATTTGCGTCCTCGAAAACGAGACGACCACTATGTCCAATAATAATCGACCTACTGGCAATAATCGACAAGGAATCGGCAAGACTAAAGGTCAAGTCAGCATTGGTGTTTTCGACCTCCGCCGCTAAGGAAAGAAACGTGGTATTTTGACCCGAGACGCCATTTTTGATTTGAAGCTTGGACCGGAGTCGGACGGCAGTTGAGTAAAAGTCAACAGAGGAGGCGGTATTGTTAGTGTCACCAAATGTGATGGTACCCGTTCCAACACTGCCACCAATAGCGGGGTCCCCGGGCTGGAGGGAAATGTTACCTTTGGCAGAAATGTCAACGTTATCTTCAGCATTGGTCCGAAAGATGGCACCCAGCTCGTCAATCTTTGCTAAGTTGGACTTGGCATCTGCTGACAGATTGTCATCAATCTTTAGCTTGAGATAGCGGGAAATAGTAGTTGCCATCGTATGATAAACCTCCAGACTGGTTGACTATAACACAAGCTATTGATTCAGTCAAGGAAAAGGCCCCCCCGAAGGGAGGCCCGACAGGGACTTGCTCCCTGTATTCTCCCACCATCAAACATGGGCGGGAGTGGACGGGGGCCTCTCCCCCCTTGTCACACCACTATCACATCGACGCGAAGTCTCTCGCAGGTGTCGCGAGCAATGAACGTCCTGACGGACTTCATACTAGTGCATTAAGCTTTTTCTAAATATTCCACATAGAAGGTAACTTTGCCGGCCGTTCCAGCCGTCGTAGAGATGACCAGTTTCAACTCACTAGTTGACGCTATCTTGATTGCAGTAGCGGAGCCAGCCAGGGCTGGACAGCTAGTCGTACCAATCGTCGCCAAGTTTAGGGTACCCGAAAGGGCAGTCGAGCCAGCATTGAGGACAACGCTGGTAGCACCGGTAACGGCACTCTCTTTGTCCACGCAGAGACCGGTGACGATAGCGCCGGCTGGTACTTTTACTCCGAAGAGGATATCGCCAACGGCACCCCCATCTGAGGAGAAGTCCCAAGTAACGGCTTGAACTTGTTTACTGAATTGCAGTACAGCTGCTTCCCGTTTATTTACTTTACCGTAAACTAGGGGACCCGCTTCTGTTCTTAAAGGAGATTTCATATTAGTGTCCTTTCAAATGAAAGGGAACCGGGGGGACACTAACCCCCCGTCCCTGGTGGTAGAAACTATTAGGTATTCACAAATCCTTGGATTACGCCAATGGACTTAGGATGTTGGCAGATGAAGACACCAGTCGACAAGAGGTAGGATACCATCGCGTTGGTGTAACCGCTGGCGCCCACTTTGAGGTGGAAGTCAGACATGTCTTGACCCTTAACGGTCTCAAAATCCGAGCCGTGGAACTCGAGGACTTTTTCGCCAGCTTTCGTCTCAGGCAAACAGTAGATTCTGTTCTGCGGTACATATTCACTGGTTACACACTCGAGGGTGTCATTACCGTGTTGGTAAGCAAAATACTTCACGCCGCGCTTATTGTCTTCAATCGTTTGGAAACGGCGGTCAGTTTCCCTTGATTCTATCAAGGAGGCGTGACTTTCTGGAGCCATGTGCAACGCCTTCCACCGGTACCTGTCTTGACCGACAGCCAGCTTCACTTGGTCGAGCATCTTTTGGATATGCTTGACATCCAAAGGGTTCCCACCTGCGTTATAGCGTGAGCCGCCCGTGGGACCGCTCATCGTGATGCCGTGCACCAAGCGACCGTCGTTAGCAGTCAACGACTCGAGGCCGGCCATAACTTCGGTAGCGCTCGTGTAGTTGGTTTCCGTCGTCCAGTTAATGTCTTTCGTTGGTTGGCCAACGCGGTAGAACACTTCAGCAGCGGAGGGAGCAGCAGCGGTACCAGACACTAGTTGAAGGGTAACGGTGTTAGCTGAACGGTCCTTGTCAACAACTTGCCACACTGAAGTAACAGCGGTAGCGGATGGTCCGCCAGCCAATGTTTTGGCGACAAGCAAGTCATAATATTCAAAGAAACCGATGTGACCTTTAGCTGTATCCGAGCTGGAAAGGGTCACAACCGTCAGGCCGTTAACAGCAGCGGGGGAAAGAGCAGTAGCGGAAGCAATCGTGCCTGCGATACCGGAACCGTCGCCGTAGAGGTCGGCAGCGAGGCGGCGTTTTGCAGCAGACATCTTGCTGTTGATTTCGATTTCGAGTGGTTGACCATAACGCTCCGGAGATTTGCGAGCCCGGTCGAACAAGTTATACTCGAGTTCGATGGTAGCTTGAAGCTCCTTCATAACTGCGGTATTTTCTTGAATCTTGACTTGTTGGCTGTCTGGGAAAAGTCTTCCTGCTCCGGCACCTGGGTTGGCGTACTGGATAGCAGCGGCGCCAAGTGAGGTTTGAAACATGAATCGCAGTTCGCGCGGTAGGCTGCCCGAAACTTTAGCCCGTTTCACCATTTCGAAGTCACGGAAGTCGGTCGAAATTTGGTTACGGATACCGTCGCTGAAAGCGATTTGGAGGATGAGTCCTAGTGGGATATTGCTTGCACTGATGTTACTGAATGCCATTTCTTTTTCTCTTTTCTATAATTATTTGTTGAATGCTTTACCATACTTGCCCCAGCCTTTGAACAGGGCACCAATGTTCCCGCTCTTGATGAGGTCTTCTGCTTCTTTAGCCACAGGCGTTGACCTGTAACCGGATGATACGGCCGCTTGCACGTTTTCCGTAGCTTCCCTTTTCTTTTGTTCCACAACTTTCGCTGCCTTTTTATCGGCTTGAACGTTGATTCGTTTTCGCAGTGCCACTGATACTGACTTGAATTCCTTTTCAATAACGTCAGCAGTAAGGAGTCCTTTTTCTTCATAGGGCTCTAGGCGCTTTAGCGCCGATGTCCAAAGCATCTCATCAAACATTTGCTCGGTATCGGAATCGCCCAATTTATCGGCGAAGCGGTAGCGGTCAAATGCGGGATGAACATTACTTTCTAAAGAACGAAGTTCAGCTTGTTCCCTTTCTTGGGAAATCTTGGAGCGGAACTCCTCGTTTTCCTTTCGCATCTTTTCTATTTCTCGCTGACGAGATAGTTCCCTTTCCTGCGAAGCAAAAAGTTCTTTCTCTGCCGGGGAGGCTTTCTTGAGCATTTCATGGCGGTCGATGCGCGATTTCTCCCACTCACTAAATGCGCCTTGTCTCCCTTCGAGTAGGTCAATTAGTCCTTCGACACCGGAAGATTGGTAAGCCTGCTCGAGAGTATCCCAGTTGGAGCGGAGGTCAGAATAACGTGTTTCCACATCTTTCGCCTTGGCTACCGCTTGGTCCCTTTCTGCTTGCCACTTTCTGGCACCGTGGGCCATTTGGACGTACTTCTTCAGCTGGTCCTTATTATTAAAGTCTACCTCGATTTTTCTCTTTCCCTTGTCATCTGTGACGACGATTGATTCTTTCCCGCTCGATACAGTAGACTTTGCAGTGGGCTCTGCGGGGCCCGTCTCCTGGTCGGCGGAGGTATCACCTTCGCTCACGTCAGTTAGTGAAAAAGACGTCTCTTCTGACTGACTTGCCAACGGCGAACTTTCGTCAGTATCCGGGTCGTACTCACGTACGGTCGAAAATGACTCCGGTGCCGGGGCGGGTGCACTGGTGACAGGTTGACTGGCACCAATGTCTTTAACTGCTTGTGCTAAATTGAAAGCCATACTAACACTTCCTCTGTCCCGCCAAGTGGTAGGGATAAGATGGTTGATAATACTAGTATGTTACTTTTTTGGACACGTACTGTCAAGGTATAAATACCCGATTCTTGGTGGGTCTTATCTGGAGGTGGACCCATCTCTTCCCAGGAGGCTCGTGGGTGTAAAGGGGACTCTCCATGTAAAGTCCCGCTTCTTCCAATAGTTTCAAGTTATTAAGGCACCACTTTCCGAACTCGCCATTCGGGTCACTGAAGTCGACCGCCTCACAAGTAAGATGGGCTGACTTCTTCGCTCCGGAGGCGGATTTGTTGAAATGTCCCGGCCTATATCCAGATGTCACTACCAGACTTTTGCCCCAAGCGAGGCGAATCTTGTTGACCGCATCTAATAACTTGTTAAGATTACTTTCCATTTCGAGAGACAAGGGATAATCTCTATCTCTTCCCTTTAGTATTTCATCTCTACTAATCATGCGTTCTCCATGGGTATAGCTAGAGGTGGCTGTCCGGGCTCGGGCCCAACTGGCATCGCCGGTTGGGGAACCGGACCCGGAGTAGCACCTGGAGGAGGACCGGCTAAAGCTGCCTTCTCTTGCGCAGCAAGCTGCACCCGGTCACGAATGTGCTGCTTACATAATTCTTTCAGTTCCGGCTCCAAGTACTGGAACTCGGCCGTCATGAAGTACTCCAATGCGGAGCCTATCATATTTTCATGGTCGAGCAAATCTTCAGGTGGGATATAGCGGCCAGTGGCAATCATCTCATCGAATACTTCCCGCTGCCTATTTTCAGCCAAGGAGAGACGGTCATACATCCCTTCCAATTCATTGAGTTTCATCAACTTGAGGGAGGTGCGGGTTGGTACTCCAGCCTTCTCAAACAAGGGTTGGAGCATGAGAATCTCCTCGCGGCGACTCATCGGGTCCAAGCTGAGAGAAACACCATATTCCCCAATGATATCGTAGCCACCGTCAACGTCGCTACCTTTGAGGTCAATACTCTCGAGTGCGTTCTCTTTACCCAAGACGGAAATAGTACGACTTACCGGCCAATGCTTGACTACTAACTTTAGTATCGATTTATATACCGACTCGACAACTAGTACATACTTATTGAACAAGCGGCGACGAATCATGTTACCTTGGTTCGTGGCATAGTTCATGCTCGTACCGGAGGTTTCCCTCTTCTGTACCCCGAACATGGCGTCGTTGACACCGAAGCCGTCATTAATTCCCTGAATTAGGTTCATCCGGGTAGACACCATTTCTGGCATCATTTGCGGTACTTCCATGAAGTATGGCGGCTGGTTACCCGCAATCTTGACCACGTCCCATGGACTGTTGCTCAAATTCTCCGCTACTTCAGCGGTATCAGGTACAATCATCCTAGCCACACCGTGGGCCTGAATGTTGTCCATTACAGCAGCATCGATGCGGAGCAAGTTGTCCTGGAGCGCAGCGACGTATTCCACATTGCTTCGGCCCCAGACTAGGTTGGGAACGTCGATATCGGTCAAGATATGGTAGGGGAGGCCAGCTTGCTCCGGTATCTTGCTTAGCTGCTCTTCCAAAACGTCGTCGGGCAAGTT